GAAGTGATGCCCGTATGCCGCTATTCTCTGAGAAGAAAACTTCAACGACTCGTGGCGTCGGGTTTGGAAATGGTACTTAACTAGGAATATTAAATGGCCTCAATTGCTTCTCCTTATGGGTTGAAACCCGTACATTTAATTGGTGGGCAAGCGTATGCAGGTGCTACCCGCGATATAAGACTATCTACCAATAACACCGCTGCCATCTATAACGGCGATGTTATTCAGTTGTCGGCAGCCGGTAATCCAGCAGCCCTCAGTGCCACCCCCACCGCTGGTACTACGGCAGGTATTGTGGGCGTGTGTTTGGGTGTACGTTATACGAACCCTGCTACCAGACAGTCTAGTTGGGCGCAGTTTTTGCCCGCTAACGCCATCACCAGCGGATATACGGATGTTTTTATCATTGTCGCTGATGATCCTGACACTGTGTTTCAGATTCAGGGTACCGCTGCTTTTGGTACTTTGACCAACGGCGCTAACGGTGCAATTGGAAAAAATGCGGCTTTGGGTTTTGGAACTGCCGGCAGTGCTACTACTGGTAACTCTGGCGTAAATTTGGTTGTCGGCACTAACGGGGCATCTTTGGCCAGCACAAACACTCTGGCGATGCGAGTTGTTGGGGTTGTACAAGGTAACGAATTGGATGCTTTCCCGGAAATTCTGGTTAAGTTTAACCAAGGCGTACATTCTTACTACTTCTCTACTGGCGTCTAAGGGGTAAATAATGGCTATTTCTCGCGCACAACTACTTAAAGAACTTCTTCCGGGCCTTAATGCACTTTATGGTTTGGAGTATGCCCGTTACAGCGAAGAGCATAAAGAGATCTACGAGATTGAAAACTCTGAACGTAGCTTTGAAGAAGAAACCAAACTTGCTGGATTCGGCGCAGCCCCTGTGAAGAACGAAGGTTCTGCAATCGCCTATGATACTGCTCAAGAAGCATTCACTTCTCGCTATTCGCATGAAACCATTGCTTTGGGTTTCTCGATTACTGAAGAGGCGATTGAGGATAATCTTTACGACAGTCTTTCTGCTCGCTACACCAAAGCGCTTGCTCGCGGTATGTCCTATACCAAGCAGGTAAAAGCAGCTTCCATTCTGAATAATGCGTTTAGCGGCAGTTTTTTAGGCGGCGATAACGTATCTTTGTGCGGTGTCAACTCTGGCGGTACTCGCGTCGGACACCCCCTCATCAGTGGTGCTGCCAACTTCAATAGCCCTGCTACAGGTGTTGATCTGAACGAGACTTCTTTGGAAGCCGCAGTAATTCAGATTGCTGCTTGGACTGATGAACGTGGTCTGCTGATTGCAGCAAAACCGCGCAAGTTGATTATCCCTCCGGCATACATGTTCGTTGCTAAGCGTCTGCTTGATACTGAGTTGCGTGTTTCCACCTCCGACAATGACATCAATGCGATCAGGCAGATGGGCGCCATTCCTGAAGGCTACGCAGTCAACCACTTCTTGACTGACACTAACGCTTGGTTCCTGTTGACTGACGTTCCTAACGGTTTGAAGCACTTTGTACGTATGCCCATGGATACAAAAATGGACGGCGATTTTGAGACCGGCAACGTTCGATACAAAGCGCGTGAGCGGTATAGCTTTGGCTGGAGTGATCCTTTAGGTATCTGGGGATCGGCTGGTTCGACCTAAAACCCATTAAAATCAAGCATTTAGCTAGATTTTAAGCCCCCGCAAGGGGGCTTTTTTGTTGTTTTACAAATACAAAAAAGAGGAAAGGGGAAACGTAGGCTATAATATGGGGAACGTGATCTACAAAAGGGGGAGTGTTCATGAGTCCAGAAACCAAAAAAGTAGTGGCTAAATTTCCGCAAGACGTCCTAGACAGGTATGATTTCAGTCGAGCGGTTTACACAAAGGCACTATCGCCCATAACGGGTATTGTTTGCCCAAAACACGGAGTGTTTCAGCAGTACTCGGCACAGCTTCGCAAGAACGGTGCGGGGTGCCCTTCCTGCGGGGCAGAACGCCGAGTGCAATCTCGAAGGATGCGGCCAGAAGACTTTGTAGCGCAGGCTTGCCAAATCCACGGCAATGTTTACGATTACAGCAAAACGTGTTATGTGAACATGAAAACAAAGGTTACGGTTTTGTGTAAAGAGCATGGCCCCTTTCTGATTTCCCCAATAAAGCATTTGCACGATATGCAGGGATGCCCTTCTTGCGGAGAAGCCAAAAGGGGTCGGCGGCTTACGGATGTTAATGTCGGTGCCCTTGCTGCCGCTACAAGTAAGATCAAACATGCTGCTCTGTTTGTCTCTCGGGCCATAGAAGTGCACGGGGATTTGTATGATTACAGCCAAGTGGACTACAACGGCGTTAAACAGCCGGTCACAATTTTGTGCAAAAAACACGGTGCTTTTCAGCAACGGCCAGAGAAACATCTATACGAAGCTCAGGGGTGCCCAAGGTGTGGTCAAAAGTCTAGTGGGGAAGAAGAAGTATCAAAATTTCTTGCGGGTATGGTCACGATCGATGCAAGAAACAGGGCACTGATAGCGCCGAGAGAGCTTGATATTTACATGCCAGATCAACAGTTGGCCGTCGAGTATTGTGGTATGTATTGGCACTCTGTAGGTGCACAAGAGGACATTGCAAAACAGAAGTGTAGGCATGTGGAGAAGTACCAACTCTGCAAAGACGCAGGTGTAAGACTGATCACACTATATGAATCGGAGTGGAAAGAGCATAACTACGCGGTGCGAAGGCTGCTTAGGAACGCTGTAGGAAAAACTAAAGGTCGGCTTATGGCTCGAAAATGCGAGCTTAAAGAAGTGTCTGTGCAAGAAGCCAGAGTTTTTTACGAACGGTATCACCCGCAAGGGGGTGCGGGTAATGGCGAGCATTTTGCACTTTTTTGGAAAAACAAAATGGTGGCCTGTATGCGGTTCACGCTAGGTGCAAATGATCGCGGTATAGCAGCAACTACGCGCACTTGGACACTTACACGCTATGCCACACGTATTACTGTCGCAGGCGCCGCATCACGTTTGTTTAATGCGTTCTTGGTTAAACATCGCCCGGATACTGTGAAGTCTTTTTCTGATAATCGTTTTTTTGATGGTGGTATGTACGAAAAACTGGGTTTTTCTTTGGAGTCTGAGAATGTTCCTGATTATGCTGTATGGCATCAAAAAACTGGGTTAAAACCAAAATCGCACTACCAACGCAAGCACATACCGGCAAGACTCAAAGAGCTTGGAATTGTTGATACGTTTGATCCGGGCACTGATACGCGGTCTGAAGCAGAAATGACATTCCTTATGGGTGCTAGGCGTATTTATGACTGTGGTAAAAAACGGTGGGTATGGACAGAACATAAAAACAATGTTATAAATACCACAACTCCGGGAAATACCGGCGAGTCTGACAGTCCCGGCTGATGACATGCAGACAGTCTCGCTTAACTCGCATGTGAGGACATCATGAGTTTTTCAACATTCTCTGGCCCAGTTCGGTGCGGCACTGTACGCGAAGGCCCTGGACGTAATACCGGCTTAGTCAACCTGAGTCAATCGTATGACACGGGTAATCTGACGGGTACCGTTGTTGGTAACGTCGATGTTGTACCTTTTGTACTCCCTCGGGGTTCACAGATTATCAATATTTTTGTTGATCAAGTGGTTGCTGCTACTGCTGGAACAATGACGATTTCTGTTGGCACTACGGTTGGCGGTGCTGATTTAATGGCTGCGGTTGCTACGACTGCCGGTGGTCGTTTTACGGGTACTGCTACGGCAGCAACACAGTTGGCTTGGCAAGTATCGACTACAGCGGACACCACCGTTTACGTGCGTATTGCTGTTGGTACGGCCACGCTGACTGCTGGTCGTGCGATTGTCACTATTGCATACGCCCAACGTGCTGATAGCGGCGCACAAAACCCTGTTAGCGCTTAATTAGGAGAGACGCATGAGCGGTTTTGCTCCTTTATATGACACCACTACGGGGCGTGCTTCTGCGTGGAAAGCCACGGATGATGCTGCTCACGTTGTCTCTGCCAACCTAACAACGCAGTTTCGGGACACTTTTGAGGAATACACACCCGGTCAAAAATGGGACGCATCAACCGCTTCTGGCGATTTGGTGTACGTAGACGGAAACTCCTCCGCTGCGTCGTATCTTGTGATTTCCAAAGACCCTTTGACTGCGGGTACGGAAACAGCGTTAACGGCCAATTCGACATTCCCCTTCCCCGTTGAAGTCATGTTGGGTCTCTCAATGTCCCAGCGCACGTTGGGGCAAGAGTTTGCGATTGAGGTTGTAGATACGAGCACGCCGTTGGCCGATGTTCCGGACTTGGCTATATCCAGCATTACCCAGGCGACCACCACGCTTACAGTTGATACCGTTTTGCCGCACGGGTTGACGGTTGGAAAAAGCGTTGGTGTTTACGGTTGCTCAAATCAGATTGCTAACTACCCGGCATTGGTTGTGGCATCGGTTCCGAGCCCAACGCAGTTCACGGCTACTGCCGGCCCTGGCGGCACAATTCCTTCTCAGACTATTACCAACCCTGTTGGTGACAAAGGTTTTGTCTATTTCCGCGAGCGTCTGGGGCGGGCTAAGAACGGGATTAGTCAGATTTTTGAAAACGCGACTGTTACAAATGCAAGTTTGTATGTTCGTGCAGAGTCTGGAGATGTTTACCCGTCTGGAACGATTGCTGGTAACCACTCGACGACGGTTGGTACCACTGCGTCTATCCAGCTAGTTAACTCCCCCTACCAGTACACCCTCACGCCAACCAACGAGTACCGCTTTATTGCGCAAGCAGAGCGTGTGCAGTGGGCAGACGGTGTTGTTGATTCCGCAACGACGCAGCAAACGAACAGGTTGCTGAGAACGCAGGTTTGTCCAAATCCCGGACTGCTTTACAAACTCCGCCTGCGCGCAACAAACAACAAGGCGTTGACTGTCCCATCGGCGCAAGTCGTCTCTGTAACTAAGTCTGGTACGACCACCGGCACGTTTGTTACTGCCACAGCGCACGGTCTTACGACTGGCGACTCGGTTATTTACTACGGAAGTAGTGATCAAGCAGCAGCTAACTTCCCGGCCTTGGTGACTGCAACCGCAGTCACGGTTGTTGATGCAACGACTTTTACGGCAGTTATTGGTACGGGTACAACGGGTGCGGCTTACGGAGGTTTCGTTGCCAAAGTCCAAGGCGGTAACCTCGGCTCTGCGCTGGGCTACAACGCCATTGCTGCTACGAGTGCGGTTCTCTCGACACTGGTTGACGGGACTCAACAGCTTGTGTTGACAGGTTCAGGTAACTGGGCTGGTTTGACGATTGGCGATATGGTTAACGTCGTAGGACTCCGCAGCAATGCATCTTTGGGCGTTACCTCTTTAGGTGTTGATGGCGCGTGGAAAGTTGCTAACTCTGCTACGACGACGTTGGCTTTGGTTCTGCCCTACGCTGGAAGCATGGCCGTTCCGGCTGACTTTGTTGCAACACCTTGCGGTGGCGGCGTCATTAAACGTACCGATCTGCGTCTTAGCTTTGTGCGTGTGTTTGATTACGCCCGCGAGCGTGTGGAGATGCTGTCTCGTCCAACCGGCGATACTAGTGCGGCAGCTCCGGTAGTTATTCAGGGCGGTACAACTGCCGTTACGACTGTTACCACGGCAGGGACTCCACTTGCTCCCACAACCCCATACTTTGTCAACTCTGCTGCAACAACCAACGGCGCGTTGATTCTGACGGGTACAAGCGGGTTGCAGGCGTTCTACGCCACAAACATTGGTGCAACGGCGGCGTTTGTTAAGCTGTACAACAAAGCGACGGCTCCCACTGTTGGTACGGACGTGCCTGAAATGATTATCCCTGTGCCTGCCGCAGTAAGCGGTGTCCCTGGCGTGGTGCAAATTACCCCTGGCTTTAACGGGTACAGATTTGCTCTGGGGCTAGGTATTGCAATTACGGGCGCTGCGGCAGATTCAGATACAACAGCAGTGGCAGCAGGTCAAGTCAAGGTTAAACTGTCTCGTACGGTCTAAGGTCAGAAAATGGCTGCTTTTGAGATCCTCGATAAGCAAGGCCCGTACGTTAATTTACGGGTCGATTTTGCAGATCAGAAGTTTCCGCAACTTTTGGTTACTGGTAAGACGGGTGCGGGACTCAACAGCTTTCTTCAGGACTATTCGGATATGTATGAGTCAGATTGGTGGCTTAACGCTGGCGTAGTAAACGTAGAAACTAGGTGATTCACAATGGCCTCAAAATCCGTATCGCTTGCTGTTGGACGTGGTGAGAAACTCCCGGTAGCGCAAGGTGCCGGTCTCACAGCCAAGGGTCGCGCTAAGTACAACGCGGCGACGGGTTCCAATCTAAAGGCACCTGCACCCAACCCCAAAAGTGAAAAAGATGCGGCACGAAGGAAGTCTTTTTGTAGTAGAATGGCCCCTATCGCAGAAAAAAGTGAAAAGGGTAGCCGTGCAAAAGCATCAATGCGTCGATGGAACTGTCCAGGGTACTGAAATGTGGGTTGACATCAGGGGGTATGAAGGTCGGTACCAGATCAGCTCCTTAGGGAGAGTGAAGTCGCTTGCGCGTGTGCGTAGGGGGAAGTGCAACTCAACAGTCCCTGTTCCGGAATTGATCATGGCTTTGACGCTCAAAAAAGATACGGGCAGAACAAAGCCGTATGCAGAGGTTCGTCTACGTAACGGCGGGGTGAGAACCGAGCCTTGTAAAG